GCCAGCCCTGGACATCGCGCTGCTTGCTAGCCTTGAACGTCGTCAGCACTGGTCGCACCACCATGCCGCCACGCTGGTAGATTTCGCGGCCAAGCAGCAGCAACGCGTCTTCGGCTTCGTTGACGACACGCGGGATCTCGCCGGGAATGACCCGGATCTGCGGCCAGGGCGTCGTGTTTGGCGCCGTAGCGGATCCGACGGCACTGGCCCGCCGGTGGCTTTGCCACTTCCCAAACGAGCGCGTCACTTCGGCGAGCAAACGATTGGAGTATTTGAAGCCGATGCCGTTAGGATGTTTCGCCAGCTCATCGGTGATTTGTTCAACGCTCCAGCCGGTGCTGGCGAGATACCACACCACTTCCTGAAACTTCTCGCTGCGCTCGCCTTCGGGCGCGCCAGTCTCGATGATGTCGCGGTAGTAATCACCTTGCGCGCCGGCGGTATTGAAATCGAAAATATTCCCGTTCGGCGCCAAAGGCTGGCCGTCGAACCGGGTCTGCAATGTTTCGAAATAGTCGCCGATTTGCCCCATCTCCTCGCAGGATCCTTCCTGCAAGCCCGACACCGTGATGTAACGCGCACAATTCCTATAAAGCTCGATACCGGCGCCGCTCTTGCGATTAAACGTAAACCTACGATGCAGCTCGTTACCTTGCGACAGGCCGATGAAGCGCAGCCCGCAGCCCGACACGGTAATCTCGCGATAGAGATTGAGGCTATCAGCCTCGTCACAAAGCCGCTGCGCCCAGCCGGCGATTTCGCCGGTCTTGGTGTCGCGCACGTGATCCAGGTCTGCCGCCGCGATCGTGGAATTTTGCAACATATAACCGATGCCGTCGGCTTTCCCGGCCACCACCGTAGCGACGCCGGCCGAATACCCCTGCCACGTGCTCGGATCGTTGGATTTCGCCGCGATCTTGGGGCAGTCGCATTGATACGGCGGCTTGGTCCACGCCTGGGTGCCGTTTTTTCTGCCGCGCAATTCCCAGCGCCACACCACCCAACGCATCTCCACGGTGAGATGCTGCAGCGCCTTCGGCAGTTGTGCGATATTAGCGGCGTGCGTTTGCGGTTTTTGGGTCATAGTGCCCGCCTAGTTTCACGAAGATAGCCAAGAGGTGCTTGGCCTGCTTTTCGCTCGGTAGCTTCCACAAAAGTTGCCCGGCCACACTGTCGATGAAGCTCTGTTCCCAGGCACTTAGTCGCGCGGTGCTCTTCTGACAGAACAGCGCGATTTCACTCCAGCGCGGTTGGCCGTCGGTGTCGTAGAACTCCGGCGGCGCCTCGCGCGTGCGGGCTTCTTCCTTGCGGCCTTTCTCGACGCCTTTGTCGAAAATGATTTGGGCGTCGGCGTCGGAATATTTCTTCTCTTCGATTTCACCGTTGCAGCTTTCGATCACCGTTGCGATATCGTGGAAGCTTAGGTGCTCAGCTGCGAACAGTCGCTTCATCGCCGCGACGGCGGCGAGTGCTTCACCCTCATGGTTCGAGCTTAGGAGCCGAAACAAAGTGGCGATGCGCTTAGCGATCGGTTCGTTCAGCGCGCTCATCGCCAGCACCGTTCGCGGTGGCCGCACATCTTACAGCGCCAATCGGTTGGATCATCGGAAATTCGCAGCAACAATTCGCCGGCTTGCGTCGCCTTGATGATCGCGACGGCGCGATCGCTCATTGCCTGTGCCAGCTGCGCGTCGAACGGCACCAGGAAATGCAACCGCTCACAGGTGTCGGCGTTCGTGACGGTGAACAGCGCGGGATTGGTGACGTCTAGATAGGCTTGGTAGACGGCGACTTGCCCGGCATACGACGCATAAAGCCCGATTAGGCCGTCGTGCTCGATCGCTTTCCAGCCTTTCGCCTTGACGCACTTGTGTTCCCAGACGCACTCATAGCGCAGCGCCGGCAATTGCGGGCCAGCTGTGAGAATTCCGTCGCAGTGGCCACGAAACAAACCGGCGGCGGTCTTGAATTCAAGCCGTTCCGGTGGCGCAAATTTGAATCCGGCGGCGATCAGGTGCTGGCGCGTGAGCTCCTCGAAGAAATGCCCGCGCTGAAAAATGCTCTTGGTGCGTACCGGGAAAACCGGATCCACCATCCAGTCGAACTGCGCCTTGCGCAGACATTCGTTGCTGATGCTGCTGGCGCCGAGATAGTGGCGATAGTTCTCGCTCGGCGGCTCGGCGCGTTCGATCAGTTCGTTAATCAGCTGGTTGATTGGCCGATCGGATAAATTCGAGCGATTGAAATCCAGTGCAATGCTCATGGCTTTTCCTCGCGCAAACTCACGTCTTGCCGGCACCCTGGTCACGCGCGATTTCGGCTGCGTTGATCAGCTGCCACGCCAGCAGCAAAAAGTTAGTCATGGTGTCTTTCGACCAAGCCTGCAGCGGCTGTTGCCAATCATTGCCGGCTTTGTCGCAAAGCGTCGGCAAAATCGATGTGACGACCGCAACGTCACAGGGCGAAGGCGAAACCCCGGTCAGCCGCACCGCTTGTTCCGGATCGAACTTTTCTTCGACTGCTTGTTCGACACGCGTTCGGATCCAAGCAAAAATTCCCGCGGTGACGATCCAGACCCATTGCAGATCGCTGAGCCTGCCGACCGGCGTCATCGGCGGCAGGCCCGTGCAATTGAGCGCGATTTTGCCGGCGGCGGCGATGGCGGCATCCGTCGCCTTCGCCTGCCACTCGTCTTCCTTCTTGATGAGCTCGCCCACGATCACCGCCCTTGTCCCCAAGCCGGCCGCGTGATCGATCCTGCCGGCGGCGTCGATGTCGGCGGCGCCGACGACCCTCCGCCATTCGCCGACTTGGCGCTGATCTGTTCAGGCCTCTCCCATTCTTGGCGGTTCGGCGTGATCACTTCGAGGATGGTGTTCTTGGCGGGATAGCTGCCCTGCGGCGGCCGCACGCCAAGGCGCACAACAAAGCGCAACTGATCGAGATCGGCCCAACTCGATATTTTGCGAGCATTCTGCGCGGCCTCGCTCTTGTCGTCGGGGCGAAATCCGTGCGCCGACTCGAGCATGGCCTTCACCATATCGCGGCTGATCCTGCTAGCTTCGGCGTGCCCATCTGTTGTGCCGCGCATGGTGTACGGTTGGTAGAACTTCTTCTTGTACTTCTTCCCGTCGAACCGTTCGTCCATGACGAAGAATTCACAGTCGAGGTGTTCGCTGGCACCGTCGGCGGCACGCTTGAGCCAGCCATCGTCGCCGGCACCGCCGGGGCGGATGGTGAGCCGCACGGTGACGATCGTATTCGCCGGGATGACATCGAAGATGCGTTGCTCGCCGGCGTCGTTGAAGTCGAAGTTGGTCGTTGTATCAGACATGTTTCGGGTCTCCTTTCGGGGTTAGGTCATGCTGATTGGTGGGTGAGCTTGCGTAAAACTGCGCCGAGATCCGGCGGCGCGGTTTGTTCGAGGCGTCCGGATCTATCTTTGGCGGGATATCCCCACGGATTCGGGTTGTGACAGACAAAGCCGCGCATCGGCGGCTTGCCGTCGCCGAAATCGAGGAACTGATAGGTGATGATCTCGTCGATGATGCCGGGAAGTTCTCTTGAGGTTTTTGAACCCTCAGCTTGAAGTTGCCATTCGACATGCCTGAGCTCGTCGACGACGCGCTCGAGGATTCCGACAAAGATCACGTTCTTGGCACGGGCGTGTTGCAGCTGATTGAGCCACAAGATCATCTCGCGCCCGTGCAAGCCGTAAGCGCCGCGTGTGTCTTTGCGGCCAGTGCGCTCGCTGAAAGCTTCCGGCTGTTGCTCGCCCCAGCGGAACGAGAGCCGCGAAATTTGCGTCAGGGAATCGACGAAAATATTCCGGTATTGATCGAGATTTTCGAGGTAGCCGCCGATCGCTTCAAAATGCGCCGGCGAATAAGCCGCCGTCGGCGGAAAGCTTTTATTTGGCCCGCCGATCCGGCACGCCAGGTCGCGCGCGTCCGGCCAATTGTCGATCCGGATAGTCGGCGCCGGCCAATCGAGAATCGATAGATCACCTGCTTCGCAATCGACAAACAGAGTTTCCTTGGGAACGAGCGTGCGCGCTTGCGTTGTCTTGCCGATACCGGTCGGTCCTTGCAGCAAAATCTTGGCGCCGCGAATTTCGGCCAAGCGCTGGTCAGCGGTGATGATCTGCATGGTCCTTCTCCTTCTCGCCTGCTTCCCACCGACCGGCGATGATGTTGACGATCGCGAAAGCCGCCTCCCTAGCGCTGATGCGCTTGGCGCGGGCAGCATTGAGGAGATCGTCGATCTTGCTTTCGTCGAGCTTGTTCACGGTCGCGCCTCCGATTTACGTGCTGTCTCGATGGCGTGCGCGATGTCGATAAGGCCGACATGGTCGAGCCCGAGCAGCGGCACGCAGAGACGATCGTCGATCAGGGAGAAAGTCTCGCCGTAGCGATCGCGCGCGATGCGATAGCCAACGCGCCGCGCCCGTGAACGCAGGCGAGAAAGCGAGATAATTGGGCTTGTGGGGTCGGTAGGAACGACGTAGATCATGGTTCGACCTCCTTCAGGGAGTGGACGTTATGCTGCCGGATTGGGCCGGCTCATTCCCGGCCCCTTCCTCCCCAGCGCCGGCGGCGCCAGGTGCCTTCCTTCACGCTTCGGATGCTGTGCGGCTTACGCGGTCGAGGATCGCTTCCATGGCCCGCACGGGGACGCGGAGCAGTCGGCCAATTCGAACAGTCGGAATTTCGCCACGCGCAGCGGCGTCGTAGCTCGCATTTCTCGACATGCCGAAATAGCGCCGGCCGGCGTCCGGAACCGAGATGGTTGCCGGGATCTCCGCAGTTTCGCGCACCACCGCGGCGCTGTGAGGTTTTGACATGAGGGGTCTCCGGTAGCTATGTTGGGACCAAAAGTTGCCCTATAGTACGGCGGGACCGATTTAAGCGTCAAGACCAGTTATGGTCCCAGATGGTGACGTGCTATACCAGCTCGTACCATCACGTCCCGATAGAGGAGCCACCATGCGGAAGTCAGTGGATATCGTGCACGTCAATGTGCGAATCAGAGAAGCCCTGCGGAAAAAACTTGCTGATGAAGCTGCGAAGCACCGGGTCAGTCTCAACAACGAAATCCGGGCGCGGCTGGAGGCGAGCTTCGAGCGAGAAGGTTTGCAATCGCTCGCCGAGAGCGCCGCCACCATCACCGCCGCCCACAAGTCATTCACCGAAGCTGCTGACGATTTGGCTCGGCGATTTAAGGTCGCCGTCGATCGCGTCGAACAGGCGGCGGTCCGTCGTCCACAAACAACACGGGAAAAAACATGAGCGGGCATGTCCGGCGCCGCGGCGCCAATTCATGGGAACTTAAATTCGATATCGGCGTCGACCCGGTCACGGGTAAGCGCAAGATCCGCTATCACAGCTTTAAGGGCACCAAGCGCGACGCCAAGCTCGAGCTCGCCCGCCTGGTTACTCAGCACGCGACTGGACAGAGCGTTGACCCCTCCAAGACGACTGTCGCCGAATTCCTTGCTCGATGGGATGACTGGGCCAGCGCGCATCTCAGCACAAAAACTCTCGAACGGCATCGCATGGCTATCCGCCATCACATCGTGCCGCACATTGGCGCCCTCGTTGCCCAGAAATTGCGGCCGGTCCATCTGGTCGAACTCTACCGAAAGCTTCAGCAATCCGGTGGCCAGGACGGGCGCCCGCTGGCCGCGCGCTCGGTCAGCTATGTGCATCGGCTTTTGCATCGTGCGCTGGGACACGCGGTGATCTGGGGCGTAATCACCCAGAACGCCGCCACCGTCGTCAGCCCGCCGCCGGCGCCGGATAGCGAAATGGCCATTCTCACCGAGGCGCAGATTGGCGCCGTATTGCGCTATCTGGACGGCCGGACCCTGCGCCCGATCGTTTCGTTCCTGCTCGGCACCGGCTGCCGCCGTGGCGAAGTGCTCGCCCTGCGCTGGCAGGATATCGATTTGGAAAAAGGAATTGTTCGCATCGAGCGGTCCGTGGAACAGACCAAGGCGGGATTAAGGGTCAAGGCGCCCAAGACCAAGGCCGGCAAACGCAGCGTGATGATTTCGCCCTGGTTGATTGCCGAGCTACGAGCCCACCACACGCGTCAGCAGGAACAGCGCTTGAAGCTGGGCATGGGGCGGGCAGCGGCGGATACGCTCGTATTCGCGCGCTGGGACGGCAAGATGCGGGCACCGCACTGGCTGTCGAAGAACTTCGCGGCGGCAATAAAGGCGCTCAAGATCGACTGCAAATTACATGCCCTGCGCCACACCCACGTGAGCCAGCTGATCGCCGCCGGCCTCGACGTGCTCACTATCAGCCGCCGGATCGGACACGCATCAGCGACCATTACATTGGACGTGTACGGCCATTTATTCGCGAACACCGACGCACGCGCGGCCGAAATCATCGAGGCGGCGTTCACCAAGGTGCTGTGACTGATGCTTCGGTGTTTCGGTGTTTCGGTGTTTCGGTGCAAACACGGCCACACCCCTTTTTGACCGTAACACCGTAACACCGTAACACCGAATTCCCTGGAAAAGATAATTGGTGGATTGCTGTAGCACATAGGACCATTTTTGGTCATGGGACCATTTACTGTCCCACCTAAGGCGCGTAAAGTCCACGACGTCCCATTCAGGGGGAATTCAGTCGTGTCGAACTCAAACATCAACAAAGACGACCGTCGCCGCATTCTCTCGTTATTCGAAATGACGCGGCATGCGTCCCAGAGCGCCGACGAACACGTCAAGCACGAGGCCGCGAATGCCGTCACCAAACTTCTCGAGCTGCTTGCGAAATACGGCCTCGATCTTGGCGATATCCCCGAGCTGAAACGTCAGCACGATCAGGCCGAGGCCGCCGAGGCCGCCAAGAAAACCGCCGGCGCCACGACAGCGTCGAACCCCGATCAGCCCAACGTGCTCGAACTGGTGCACCATGTTCTACAGGGTTACGTCGACCTTCAGCCGCACGAATATGTCGGCACCGCGCTTTGGATCCTTCACACTCACGTCCACCAGCGATTTCAGGTTTGCCCGCGCTTAGCGTTGCTGAGCCCAGTGCGCGGCTGCGGCAAAAGCAAAGTGTTGCTTATCGCCACGCGATTGGTCGCCAATGCCGAGCGTCACGACAACATCACCGCGCCGTCCATTTATCGACTGATTGACAATAATGCGCCGACGCTCTTGCTCGATGAGGGCGATAATTTAGGCTTAAAAATCGATCGGGTGATGCGTAGCGTATTGCATTCCGGGTGGCTGCGCGGCGGCGTCATCACACGTGTCATTCGAAACGAACCCAAGGCATTCTCAACTTTTTGCCCGGTAGCCATCGCCGCGATCGGAACGCTGACTTTACCGCTGCTGCATCGCTCGATCGTCGTTCAGATGCACCGGACTTTGCGCACCGATTTGAAGACGATCGAAATGATGAGCTCGCTCGAGGAAATAAACCGCCTCGAGGCCCTGCGCCGCCATATCGTCGCCTGGGCGCAGACCGCCCAATTCAGTCTCGAACCGCAACTGCCGAAAATCCTGCGCGGCCGCACAGCCGATAACTGGCGTGTGTTGACCGCGGTCGCGGACAGTTTTGGCAGTGCCTATTGGAGCGAAGCGGCGCGTGCCGCCGCAGTCAGCTTCAGCGACGGTTTTCACGATGAGGATGCTTGCGTGGCGCTTCTTTATGACACGCGCACAATCTTCCGCACGCACAAGGCCGATCGGATCAAGAGCGCATTGCTAACTGAGACGCTGCACGAGCTGGAAGAAGGTGTTGGCATCTGGAACGCCTGGCGCGGCGAGGCCGATGATCAGGCGCCGCATCTAATCACCCAAGGCGAGATCGCGTCGCTGCTGCGAAGATTCGATCGTGACTTACGGCCTCGGCCACTTTTCGAACTCGGCTCACGTAAGACACGCGGCAAGGCTGGCCGCGGCTATTACCGTCATCAGTTCGAAAAGTGGTGGACGATCTATTGCCCCGAAGACGATCAAGCCGCGGACAATGTCCGACAGCTACGTGCGAAATCGGAATAACCCAAGGAGAGAACCGATGGCTACAAATTCCCCAGTACCAGTTTCACCCACAAAGCTCGACCTGTTGCTCGATCGACTCGTCACACAGAATTCGTGCGGTAGATTGGTGTTCGCGCTGGACGCGACCGGGTCCCGCCAACCGACGTGGGATCGGGCTTGCGAGTTACAGGCTGAAATGTTTGCCGAGGCGGCAAGCGTCGGCGGTTTGGAAATCCAACTGGTCTATTACGGCGGCCGCCAAACCATCGCGTCACGATGGATGACCGACGGCCGCCAGCTCGGCCCCGCCATGAGGCGGATCGAATGCGTCGGCGGCTATACCCAGATCCAGAAAGTCCTGACGCATACCCGTCGCATGCACGATGAGGCCCCAGTCGCGGCGCTCGTTTTTATCGGCGACGCAATGGAGGAATCGATCGACGCGCTGTGCGCCGGCGCCAACGAGCTTGGCGCGCGCAATATCCGCGCCTTTCTGTTCCAGGAGGGTGAAAGCGAGCCGGTCGAGAAAGCCTTCCGTGCGATCGCCCGCGCGACGCATGGCGCCTACGCTAAGTTTACGTCCGGATCCGCAAAGGAGCTCGGCGCGCTGTTGCGGGCCGTCGCTGCCTATTGTGCCGGCGGACTGAAAGCACTCGAGGGCAAGAAAGAGGCCGTCGCGCTGCTGCAGCAACTCAAGTAAAAAATTGCCACCGGAATTGCCACCGGACGTCACAGGATGAGGCGGATTTTGATGGGACGACCGCCGTTGCTGGTCGCGAAAACCCCAACAAAATCAGCCAAAATGGGATATGCTGGGTTTAGGTGAGATCACTCAAGACGCTTTCGTAATGCGTGGGTCGGAGGTTCGAATCCTCTCCGCGGCACCAATTAAAATATCTCAAGACAAGCGGATTTGCGGGTGGGTGGCGCGCTACTTGCG